TCGTTTATGGAAACCAGAAGTAGATAAAGCAGGTAACGGTTACGCAGTAATCAGATTTCTCCCTGCACCAGACGGAGAAGATTTGCCTTGGGCAAAACTTTATACTCACGCTTTCCAAGCATCTGGTGGTTGGTATATTGAGAACTCATTAACAACACTTGGTCAGAAAGATCCAGTATCAGAGCATAACTCACAACTCTGGAACTCAGGTGTTGATTCCGATAAAGAAGTCGCAAGAAAACAGAAACGTAAGTTATCTTATTACAGTAACGTTTATGTTGTAAAAGACCCTTCAAACCCAGCGAATGAAGGTAAAGTATTCTTGTTTAGATATGGAAAGAAAATCTTTGATAAGATAACTGCTGCAATGCAACCTGAGTTTGAAGATGAACAAGCAATCAACCCATTTGATTTCTGGGCTGGTGCAAACTTCAAAATCAAAATTAAAAAGGTTGCTGGGTATTGGAACTATGACTCATCTGAGTTTGCTGCTCCTGCTCCACTTCTAGATGATGACGATGCAATGGAGACAGTTTGGAAACAAGAATACTCACTTGCAGAACTCGTTGCTCCAGATCAGTTTAAATCATATGAAGATCTCAAGAAGAGACTTGATTATGTTCTCGGTTTAACTGTTGCACCAAGAAGACAAGATCCAGAAGTTATTGATGAAGATAATAACTTGGAAGATCTAAGTGAAGGTCGTGCTGTTGTTGACACAACTCCATCCTCTGTGAATACAGATGAGGATGAGGAAGATGCACTCAGCTATTTTGCAAAATTAGCTGAAAATTAGAAAATACCCCGAAAAAATTTTCGGGCCATTTTTTACGCCAGAGGTCGTTTAAAACGACCTCTTTTTTTATGGTGAAATTATGCGTGGATTCTCTGTTTTTTTCAAATCATCACTGACATATTGACTTGATTTTTTATATTCCATAATCTCCTCCACGTTCTCTAAAAATAAACTTAGATACTCTACTTTTAAAATATTGATATCTCTTTTTGCATCATTTAAATCAATTTCATGTTGTAAAAAAGTGAATGATTTTAATTTTGATTCAGTTCTCAAAACACCACGATCTAAAAAAGTAACTGAGTGTCCAGCTGGAACCTTGAGTCCCTCTGGTTGAATCAATCGACCATTTGAATCTCTAAGTATCTCTGTTTCATAATGATGAATATTTGCTAATTCTGTTTCTGTGTATTTTGCATTGAGGTAAGTTAGAAAATCTTGATTTCCCATTGGCCATTCATCTCTAACATGAACTATATTATTAGTTGTCAAAATAACCCAATCTAGTCCAGAGTCACCATAAAAATCATATGCTACAGAATCTGGTCTTTCATCACCCTCTACAGAATATTTTGTAAATGCGGTGATCTCATCAAAAATATCATCACGAATTACAGCTCTTTTGAATAAATTTTTAACAGTTTGAAAATCATATACAGAAGTCCGATCATTTGTTAATGAGGGATAGTCAAGTTTTGGAACTTGTCTGAAATATGAATTTGGTGAACCTGAGTATGTCATTTTAGAAACCTACGCTATCAGATCCTCTGAAGACATCATCATCTTTTTGATCTTTTTCATATATTGGTCTTAATTCAGTAAAGTTAAGATCCATTTTAACTGCAACTGGTTGAGAATCACGATATGCAGACCAATATCCACTTGGAGCATAATCAACGTTTACGGTTGTTAATGCAAGACCGCCAGGATTGAATCTATTCACAGTTTTCAATAAACCACCAGCATTTCTATACTCTAAAGTAAATATATCAGGACTCTTGATGAGAGTTGTATTTCTAAATTTTGGCGCCATTCCTTTTTTAAACCATTTGATTATTTTTCTAATTTGTTTACCCTCATATTCACTTCTTGCAATCATTAAAAAACTAAAGTTGAAATCACGAATTACAGGCCCTTGAAATAACATCTCTGCGTTTGGATTTAAGACCGCACCACCAGTTCTTGCAAGAAATGTGTCTGGACTAATTTGAGTTCCTAGTGCATTTCCAGCTAGACCAGCGACTCCAGATGTGACTGAGACTGAAGCTGCTGAACCAAGAGCTTTTCTAAAATTTTCTCTCTCTTCTTTACTACCAAACCCTGAACCAAATTGACCTTCACTTTTTAGTCTATCAAGTGCCTTTGTCTGTTTTTCTCTTTCTTCATTAGTTAAACCTGGCGTTAAACCTATTAACTTTCCAAGTCCCTCTGATGCACCTAGAGCTCCGAGTCCGAAAGCAGTGATTTTATTTTCTCCCCAATCAGCACCGTTTACATCAACTACTTTTGGCATTGGTAACAAAACAGATCCTTGAAGTTTGCTGCCTTTTACACTGTCACCAGCCACGTTTGTATCTTGATTCGCACGGCCCTGATTTGGTTTACTTTGATTTACATTTGGTCTGACATATTCCCACTTTTGTATCTTTAAATGATCTTGATCTGTGTTGATATCTGAGGGATATGCATATACATCTCCTTTATCTCTAGTATATTCATAAGGTTTATATTTTTTATTGTTTCCAGCGCCTCTAAAATCTGGATTAGATGGTAAAAAGTCACCGCTTATCGGAGCTTGATTTGTAGATTTTTTATCTTGTTCATTAAAGTAATCTTGTAACTCAGCAGAGGTCGCTTGAACTGCCGAATCTTCATATGAGTTTTTATTTGATCCATGTTTTGCAATATTATAAGCATTTAATGCCTCACTTGATGCTGCAATATCACCAAAAGTGCTTAATCTTGGATTTAGATATTCATTTACGAGTGAGTTTCCAAATTGCCCATTATCATCTGCTTTTCTTATACCAGCTATTTTATCATTAACAATATCAAAGGAATACTTTGATCCTCCTATGTCATATCCTCTACTTTTTTTAGTTTTCGACATTAGTTTGTGTTATAAATTCTGTTTCTTGGAACACTAATACCTCTCATATCAACAAATCTTTCAGTGGGTAATTGTGCTACATCAGTCCACTCAGATTCTGGAATACGATATGGTTGCCCTCTAACACCAGTATAAAGATATTTATGCAGTGTTCTTCTAGGTGCAGATATTGAACCTTGAGCAGAGTTATTTAGTAAGCTCATTGCAAGTTCTTCTCTTTGGGTTAATTTAACATAATGAAGATTACAACCTAAAAATCCACCTGTGGTCATTTCAATCACATATGATAATGGATATTGATCATAATATGGTTGTTTTGTTTGTGCTTGATATGTAAAAAAATACAATTCGCCAGGAGCAAATCCACCAGTATCAGCATAGTCATCATTAAAATTTGTTGAACCAAGTTCCTCAATTAGTTGACTGCGAAAATAATCCTCATTGACTTGACCACCAACTTTATTTAATATGTTTTGAAGAATACTCATCGGATTCCTAATTCTTTTTCAGTCATAATTTTGAATTCTAATTTACGATCTGCACAAAATTCTCTCGCTGCTTTCCATTTTGCTTGATTCTTAACGTAGGTTATTGACTCATTTATCATTGTTTTTCTCGATTTACCTTTTGTTGCCTTTGGTTCAAGTGTCTCTCTCATTGGTTTTACTTCAATCACAGATCTGCGAATATTATTATCTTTATCCTTATATTTAATGAAAAAATCAGGAAAATATCTACGAACACGATTTGTTGTTGGATCTAGATATGGAATCCAAAATTCCTCAGACGCCCATTCAAGAATATTTTCGTTCAGATCACAATAATTCATGAATTTTCTTTCCCACAAAGACCTATAAATAATATTAGATTGATCACCCTTATATTTTTTGGGGTTAGAAGGCCTATATATCCCTTTATAGCTCATATATAGTAATAACAACACAAATTTATTTATCGTGTCAAGTAAAAGTATATTCCCAAGAAGATCTGACATATTTAAACCAAATATGAAGGATATCAGAGATACCGTTGCACGGCCTTCTCTTGATACCTTTTATCAAGTTACTTTTTCTTTTGGTAAAGCTGATAGATGGTTAGGAAGTAATGGT